ACGCGAGAAGGACATGATCGATGATCTTGTGCTTCTCACCGAGGGGTGGACCGACAACCTCGAACTGGACGGCAAGCCGCTGCTGTTTTCGAAGGAGAATGCCGCCATTCTCTACCAGCGATTCCCGGAAATCGCAGAGCAGATGACGCGCAACGCGACCAACCGCATCAATTTTATGCCGGCCTCGCCGAAGAAGTAATCAACTTCGCTGAGGCCGAAATTCTCAAAGCCCTCGGGCTCGGTGACATGGTTGCGTGGCAGCCGCCATCGAGCCCGATGACGCGGCAACTCTGGCGCTGGTTCTGCCAGATCGATGAAAGCCGCGACCAGCTTCGCCTTACCGAGCCGACCACCACCATGACGGGCGCGCTCGCGTGGAAGGTCACCTCGCGCATCATGCGCGCCAAGCCGTCCGAGATTCTGGCGTGGTTCGAGTTGACTGGCACGCGGCCGGACCACCCTTGGCAGGTCGCCGCGCTTCTCCTCATTGACGATTTCTTTGTCCGGACCCGCAATGATCCGCCGGCGCCACAGGTCAAGGCCACGGGCACGGCGCTCAAAGCCATGTTCGCCGCGATCGGCAAGAGGAAGAAGAAAAAATGACCGACATTGCCAATGTTGGCTTTTCGACGGACACCGGCCCGCTGAAAAGCCTGTCCGATCAGGTCGATAGCACCAAGCAGAGCGTCAAGGGCCTCAACGACGAGATGCAGCGGACGCCGCCGGCGGCACAGGCCGCGGCGGCCTCGCTCAATCAGGTGAACGCGGCGGCGCAGTCGGTGAAGAATGCCGGCGCCGACACCGCCATGTCGAACGTCAGCCAAGGGCTGGCCAAGACCGGCGATGCCGCATTGCAGGCCGCCACCGGCATGACGCAAGTCGGCACGGCAACCAAGACGGTGGCGCAGTCTCTCGACGGCAGTCTATCGCCCTCGGTGCAGCGCGCGACCGGCTTCCTTTCCACCTTCCGGCAGGCCTTCCTCGACAGCTTCAACAACGCGATCTCGCAAGCCAGCGCGCCGATCGCAGAGGCCGGCAAGGTCACCCAGCAGCTTGAAGACTACGTCTCGCGAACCGGCGCGTCCTACACGCAGGCGGCCGAGGCGATCAAGACAAGCACCGCCGCTCAAGCGGCGATGAATGAGACGACCAAGACATCCGGATCGGCATGGCAGTCGATCAAGGATACCGTGCTCGGCTACGCGAGCGGCCTTGGTGGCGCCACGTCGGCGATGGGCACGCACACCACCGCGACGAAGAGCATGGAGGCGGAGCATGAGCGGGCCAACGCGACCGCATCCGAGTTGCGCGAGACCATGCACACCTTGGAGGCGCCGCTCGATGCGCTCGGCCTGAAGTTCTCGACCATCTCGCAGTTCTCCGGCGCCGCTCGCGCCGGCCTGCTTGCGCTCGGCGCCTCGATCGCCGGCGACGTGCTGGTTGAGATGCAGAAGATGGCGGATGAGTCCGAAATCCTGCGCACGCGGCTCGAAGGATTGGCGGGTCTATCCATCGGCGATCGGTTGGCCGAGGAGTTCGAGAAAGCCGTCAATGGCGTCGACAAGCTCCCCGAATCGACCTCGGCCGCGGTGGAAGCCATCGTCAAATTCCAACAGGTGCAACTGCCGCAGTTCATCACACCGGCGCAGGTTGCGGGCTTCCAAGACCTGAAGGTCAACTCCGAAGCGGCCGTCGAAGCGGTCAAGACACTCTATGAGCAGATGCGGCTTGGTGGCGCGTCAAGCTCGGAGGCCATCGCAGCAACCAACAAGTTCTTTCAGGAGGCGCAGCAGAACGGCAAGATCACCGCACAATCGTTCCAGCAATTGCAGGATGCCTCGCCCGCCGCAGCGCAGGCGATCACCAACGTTTTCTTCCAAGGCCGAGCATCGGCATCCCAGTTTATCGAGGCGTTGAAGCAGCAGCCGGCGAGCGTGCAGTCGATCATCCGAGCGTTGCAGCAGATGTCGACCGCGACGGACTCTTCGTTCCGCAGCATGATCGCCAACCCGAAGACGGTGCAGGACGCCCTCGAAAAATTGCGCGGCGCCTTCAACGATCTCGGACACGATGCCAATCAGGCTTTCCTCGGCGCCGATCAGGGGCCGGGCATGGTCACGCGCGCGATCAACTTCTTGGCTGATGGCATTGAGGAAATCAACCGCGACCTGCCGGGCATGAAGGCGCAGTTTGATCTCACCAGTGCGGCGACGAAGTCGTGGTCGGACATGATCAAGACCACGGCCGATGACACGACGTTGTTCGGCACGCGCATCGACATCGACATCGTCGGCGCCGTCGAGAAAGCGCTGATCACGATTGGCGACTTCGTCAATCAGGCACCGCAGCAGATGGCGGATTTCGCCAATAGCTCGATCGCCTCGATCGAGGGTTGGGCGACAAAATTCGTGCAGAGCATCTCGACGGCGCTCTCCACCGCACTCTCGAACATCCAGAGCTTCGCCTCGCAAGCGCTCGCCGCGCTTCAGAGCGTAAGCTCCGCCATCACGAGCGCTGCCGGCAGCGCAGCCAATGCCGCCAGCGGCGCGATCGGCGCCAACATGGCCAATGCCGCGAGCCCGACCGGCGTCGACATGACCGGCGCGTCCTTCGACAACTCCAACATCACGCAGTCGACCGACAGCAACGTGGTGCCGGACTCGCCGTTCCCGGGGTTCGCCACCGGCGGCAGCTTTACCGTCGGCGGCTCCGGCGGCACCGACAGCCAGCTTATCCAGTTCATGGCCACCCCGGGCGAGCAGGTCACGATCGACCAGCCGGGCGGCTCTGCAACGGGTGGCACGGCAGCCGCCGGCGTCACGCTGGGCTCGCTCATTCCCGGACCCGATACCGGCCCGGCGAGCGCTGGCGCGCCGGCCGCCTCGCCCGATCTTTTGGTAGCCGGCATCAAGCAGGCGCTCGATGAGGAGACGGCGAAGCTGACCGACGCCGGCAGCAACAATGCCACCAACATCGCAGCCGCGGTCAACACGTCCTCGACCAACATCGTCAATCAACTGAAGCTGATGAGCGGTGTTGCCGCGCCGGTCACGACCACCGGAACGGGCGCGCCGAGCACGACTTCGGGCGCTTCTGGCGCGGCATCGTCTTCAACATCTTCGCTGCCGTCTGGCGGTGGTGGCGGCGGCACTGGCAACGCCTTCAAGGATATCGATGCTGCACAAAAAGCCGCGGACCAAGAGGCGGCACAGGAGCAGCAGGCGAGCGCTAGAGCGGCGGCATCCGGGTTCAATCCGATCGGCGGAACGCCCGGGATTGGCCAGTCGATCGGAGACTCTTCGGAGCAGACGAGCGGCGGTGGCGGTCAGCCAAAGCAAAAAAGGCCGACGGATTACGGCGCCACCCAATCGAACCAGCCGCTCGGCGCGAATGGCTTGCCTGTCACTGGGCCGTCGGGCTCGCCGGACCTTCAGCAGTACGGCCCGCTCAACAACATCGACACCAGCCAACCCTCGCCCGGCACAGTGCCGGTCACGGTGAACGGCAAGACCACCTATGTGCCGAAGGAGGAGCCCGGCGCGCCGGTCCAAGGCTATGGCACGATGCAGGAGGTGCCGAGCGGCGGCTCCGGCGATCTCAAGCAACAGACGGACACACTCAAATCATCGCAGGACACCGGCTTCAAGTCGGTTTCCGACGCCGTCCAGCAGCAGGCGGACGCGGCTCGCCAAGCCGGCGATCAAACCGCGCAACGCTCGCAGCAGGTCGCGGATGCCGTGCAGCAGCAGGGCCAGCAGGCGCAACAGATCGGCCAGCAGACGATCGCGCAGGCGCAACAGGACTCGGCCACCGCGACGCAGGGCAACTCGCTTGCGCAGGCCGGCAACGACCTTACGCAGTCGATTGGCGACCAAACCGACCAGACGCTTCAGCAGGGCAATTCGCAGGCCCAGTCGGCGAGCGACCAGAACGTGCAGGGCTTGCAGGCCAACCAGCAGGCCACCGAAACCGGCGCGAGCGACGTTGCCAACGCGACCACGACAGGCAGCGGCAATGTCACCGACGCCGTCAACACCAGTGCGAGCACGATCTCACAGGCGATCTCGCAGGCTATCGGCAGCCTTGCTTCAAGCATGTCCGCGGCACAGGCCAGCAGCGCCACAGGCGCAAGCGATACAGGTGGTGACACGGGCAGCTTCAACGACACCGGCAGCAGCGACGTCAGCGGCGTCGGCGATATCGGGGGCACCGGCACCTCGATCGGCGACAATATGAACGGCGCCGGCGGCTTGCCGATGGAGGAGGGCTTTGCGACCGGCGGCCAGTTCCTTGTCCGCGGCCCGGGGCATGCCGACACCGAGCATATTTCGTTCATGGCAAGCCCGGGCGAGACCATTACCATCACGCCGCCCGGCGGCGCACCACCACCCAACCCGTCGATGGATTCGCATGCGGCTGGCGGCCGAAAGTCCGGCTATGCGACCGGCGGCCAAATGACGCTTGGCGGCGCCATGGGCACGCCGACCGTGCCGCAGGAGTCTGCCGATCTCCTCACCTCGCACATGGCAAGCCTGCTTTCCAATCAGGCCGCGCAGATCAGCGACAAGATCGGCGTCATGGGGCAGAACATTATTGCCTCGGCAAACGATTCCGCCTCCACGATCCAGCAGGCGATCAGCACAGTCGCCTCGAAAATCCCTGATCCTGTGGCTCCGGTCGCTGCGGCACAATCATCGTCTTCGGTGGCCGGAAGCGCGTCGAGCGGCGGAAGCTCCGGGCTAACCATGCAAAATGCATTTGGCCCGGTAAACCAGCTTACCTCGGACGGTGCCTATGTGAACGGCGTCAAGTACCTGATGGGGCCGAACGGGTATCAGAAGGCCTTCGCTACCGGTGGCCAGTTCATGGTTGGCGGCGGCACGGGCCTGCCCAGCTTCGCCACCGGCGGCCAGATCACAGCCGGTAGCAACGACAACGCCGATCCCGGCGCTGATGTCGTTTCCAACTCGATCGACAGCAAGGTCGCGAATGCGACCGATGCTATGAAGAAGAAGATCGACACCGCGACCGGCTCGATCAGCAATGCGATGAGCAGCAACAATAACTCGATTGTTGCAGCGGTGAACGCGATCGGAGATCGTTTCGATGCGTGGCACGCATCGGTGGATATCTCGCCGCATCAAATCGCGGCGCCAGCAATGAGCGGCTTTGCGAGCAGCAGCGGCTCGGCAAGCGGCCCATTCGTTGGAGCCAGTGGGCAGGGGCTCAACATGCTCACTTCCGATGGTGCCATAGTGAACGGCTCAAAGTACGTCATGGGGCCCAATGGATATCAGCAGGTTGGGTTTGCCACCGGCGGACAATTCACTGTCAACCGCGGGCTTGCCGATGGCGGCGTGCTCACCGTGCCGGGTGGCCAAAGCGGAACGGACAGCGTCGACGTGCAGGTCAAGGCCGCGCCCGGCGAGAAGATCATGGTGCTGCCAGCCGATCAGGCCGCGAAGATGAAAGCGCAGGCCAAGGATACACAGCAGATATCGGCCGAGCCGATCGAGGATTACCTGCCGAAGCCACTCAGCGTGCCGGGTAACAGCGGCGCGACCGCGACCAGCAGCGTTGCTTCCGGCATGTCGTCAGCCTCCGCGCCAGTCGCAGCAAACAGCAACAGGTCCGGCGGCGCCGGTGGCGACCGGCCGATCATCATCCAAGTGCAGCAGGGCGTCACGGCTGACCAATTCATTCGCTCGCGGGCGCAGATTGCCGGAGCCTTCAAATGACCCTGACTGTCTTCACACAACTCCCGGATTCGGTCGCGCTCGGCGCGCAAGTCTCCTTCATGCCATCGACGGCGAAGAACCCAAGCGAGAGCGGCAACAATAACCGCTTCTCGCTGCGCCCGATCAAACGGAATTATACCGTCTCGATCAGCCCAGACGATTCGGATGAGATGCAGGCCATCATCATGGCTCTCTTGGGCGATCGCTTCCCGCTCGCCATGCGCGACTACGCGGCCTATCAGGTCACTGCGGAGGATTGCCAGTTCGACAATCTCACCGGCGATTGGCTGATGGGCCGAACATGGGCGCCATCAACCGGCAATTTCCAGTTCTTCGAGCGCATCCTCGTACCCGAAAGCATGGTGGTGTCGCTCAATGGATCGCCGGCGACGACATCGAGCTACGCCATCAGCGACTTCGGCCGCATCCAGTTTTCCGGCGGTGTCACGACAAGTGACACGGTCTCTATCACCGGCACCTACCTGACGCCGGTCGCGCTCATGGACGCGCCGGCCCTGCAACTATTCGGCTCGATCGGGGGCGTCCCGCAATCGCAGTTTTCATCCATGCGATTCGAGCAGCTTTATGAGAAAGAACTGATCGACATCTTGGCGGAGGCGACGTGAGGGACATTCCTTTTTCCCAGAATGCGAGAGGGCTTGAATATGCGATCTCGATCACCCAGCCGAATGAGACCATCCGCATCGTTACTGGCGTTGACGACATCATGCTCAACGGCCTGCTTTACGAGGCGCGCAACTCGCTCAACGTGACCCAGATCGCTTTCTCGGCCGATGGCACGGCATCCAACGCCGACGTTCGTATCTCGGCCTCGCAAACCTCGGTGCGCCCCGGCATCGGCGCCCGCGGCCTGATCGATGGCCTGCAAATCACCATCGAGCTTTACGACCCGCGCCACCCCGAGCTTGGTACGGTCGACATGATGCCGGGCGCGACGATCGGCAGCGTGTCCGAAGACACCAATCGCATCATCGTGTTCGCCGTGCAGGGACCGTTGTCCGGCCTCAAGGCGCCGATGTGCGAGGTGCATACCGTCGTCTGCCGCGCGCGCCTTGGCGACGCGCGCTGCAAGGTCCCGCTTGCGGTCGACGATGTCGCGCGCAACACCGCCTATTTCAAAAAGGACACCAACAGCAGCCTGACTGCCGGCCCATGGGATACGTGGGCTCGCAAGCAGGAAGGCGGGAGCTACAACGACCGTGTCTATGAATGCACCACCGCCGGCACCACGGCGGCGACCGCTCCGACCTATCCAACCACGATCGGCGATACCGTCACCGACGGCACAGCCGTGTTCACATGCCGGCAGGCATGGCTATGTGCTGCGAGCGGCGAGGCGCTGGACTTCTTCAACATCCAACTGGACGCCGACCCCTCCATTGATGTTGCGGTCTCTCCCAACTTCACGCTCGGAAACATCATCCCGCGCACCGGCGACCTGAAGGACACGCTGATACCGATCAAGTTCTATGATCCGGACACCTTCATCGTGACGACATGGCAGCCCTTTGCGCCCAGCAACTTCCCGAGCGGCACCGTCTTCGAAATCCATCCCGGTTGCGACCGCCTCATGACGACATGCATCAACACTTTCAACAATCTGAACAACTTCAGGGGCACGCCCTACGCCCCAAACTCTGACCTACAAACCGGGAGGGCATAAATGTCCTACGCAGACGACCCGGTCACCTACTCGACGAATGCCCAAGGCCAGACTGTGGCGACGTGGACCGGAGGGCCGAACCCCGGCACATTCGTCTATGAGCAAGACCAGCCGAACGGAAACTATGGTTGGGACAAGATTGTCACGGCCACGCCGACCGGCCCGATCGCCCCGCCGGCGCCGACCCCGGTCGCGCCGCATCTTCAGTTTTCCAATGCAACGATCGGCAGCAACATCTTCCTGATGTACGGCGATTGCCGGCTGCCCGGGCAGATCGCATGGGCTCCCGGGATCGACGCCACCAACAATGTGCTCGACACATCCTTCCTCACCTTTATGACCGTGTACGGCGAGCCGCTCGACCCGAGCGAGTCCGTCGAGATCGCGAGCATGTCGGCGAACGGCACGACGTTCTATCAAAGCGGAGGCGTTGTCACGGTCGACAATCTCTCGGCCGATGCACAGGCCGCGCTCGCGACCAGCGTTGCAACCATGGCAGTCTATACCGGCAGCGAGACGCAACTGCCCGATCCGACCATGGAGGACTATCTCGGTGTCGGCAACGTGCCGGCCTATCGTGGTCTTCGCTACATCGTCTTTCAGGACTTCCCGATCGAAATCACCAACGGCGCCGTCCCGAACATCATCGTTGAATGGCGGCGCACTGGCGGCTTGCTCAACGTCTCGGATGTTATGGCCAAGCTGATCAACCGGGTGAACTGGCGCTCGCAATATGCCCAGTCTCGCGCCACCATCTTCTTCGGAGCGCCGACGATCGATGGCATCGACGATCTTTGCCAAGGGATTCAGGTCACCTCGCAAAGCTCGCTGCTCGACCACCTCAACAACCATCGCAACCTCTACAATTTCCAGATCAAGGAAGAGAATCCAGTCAAGGTCGTGCGGCGCGCGGTAGCCTCTGATCTTGTCATCGACATCTCCGTCAATGAGGCGGACCTTGCCGTCGATAGTGGAGCACCTGCACTCACGACCAACCGCGCCAACCCGGCCGACTTTCCTGTCGGCTTGAACCTGTCCTATTGCGATCCTGATCACGCCTTCGACATCAAGGTAGCGCCGGCCGTGTTCGATGGTACGGCGCCGGGAAGGTCGACGGCGACATCATCCGCCATCCTCACGGCGCAGATGGATTACGTGGTCGACGCCACGACCGCGCGAACGATCGCTTACAATGCGATGTTCGACCTGCGATCGTATGCCGCCCGCGCACAGCTTGTTCTCAAAGACCTTCGTGCCGAGGTCGGCGACGTGGTGGCGGTGACCACCGCAAACGGCGATGAGTATGTGCTCTTGGTCAATCAGCAGACGATCACCAAGACGCGGTCGAATGCGATGCAGTGCCTGCAACTGTTGTCGGCCGCCGGCGGCGACGTCAACGGCGATGGCGGCAACGATGGCGGCTCGGCAACCCGGCTGCACTGGCCCGACGAAGTGACGCGACAAGACATCATCGCGACTGCGGACAAGATTTACACGACCTGCGACAGCCTCGGCACGGTCATCAGCTTCAACCTCCGCGACACTCCGTTGCGCAAGGTCACCAAGAGCAAGTGGCGCAATCTGGGGCAGATTGACCCGAATGGTCTCAACTGGGGTGGCGATGCCTTCTACCTTGAGATCGGCGGCCCGGGACGATTTTTCGAGGACGCCTTCTACGTCTACCTTATCCACATGACCACGCTGGTCATCTCGCGCATCCTCAAGACCGCAACCAACATCAATCAGATCGAGACGATCACCATCGCAGAGGGCTTCTATATTGACGGCAATTCCTTGCACGATAACTCCAACCTCGCGGGCAATGTCATCAGCGAGCTTCGTGATGGCATCATCTATATCGGCTGGCTCGGCATCTTCAACGGTGATGGCAACCAGAACGGGATGCGGCTGGTCACCTTTGACGTCACGTCATGGACCACGTCGGCTTGGACAGTGAATGATTTCGAGACCGCGCTGACCGGCGGCCTGCCGTGGCAGCCGCAAGGCATCGCCGTGACAGATAACGGCCACGTCATTATCGCCGCGGCCAATGGCTCCAGCGCACAGCGCTACTACCATGCCGCGTTAACCGACCTGACGTCGTGGTCGCATGCGGATGCAAGCTTCACCACGCGCCAAGGCTCCTTCGTTCGGTCCGGCAATGTGCTTTACCTGCCGGAGGTCGAGATTGGAAGTTTCGGACGCCCGGCCAACAAGAGCCGGATAGCCGTTGTCGACATGACAAGCGGGTCGCCATCGGAGAGCGTTGTCGACCTTGCCCTGAAGGATTCGAATTGGGAGTGCAACTCCCAAGAGGGCATGAACATCATGGCGGCGTCGGCAACCCACCTCTTTGTCTACGGCAACCATTCGAACGGCATCAACACGAACCCAACCGCGCCCCAGCAGCACCGCTATATCGGCCGCTTCGACCTTGCCACACTCGATGCGGCAGGCGGCAAATTCCTGTCGGAGCTTCTGTACAATGAGAACGATTTTGCGATTCTGAGGATGTGCATCGGTCCCGACAATAAGCTCTATTCCTTCGCATCTCCGTTCGCCATCAATCGTAGCTCGATCCTCGTGACATCAGAGGATTTGACGGTGCAGAATTTCTATTGGTCGAGCGATCGGCCGATGCCGGTCAATGACAACTTCGCGAGCCCGGCGCTGCTGGTCGCCGATGTCTCCCAGTTCGGGGACCTGTCCTATGCATCGACTGAGCCAAACGAGCCTGTCCCTGGCTGGCATCCATTCGTCACCGGCGCCAGCAACGACACCATCACCTATTTCAACAATGGGCACTCGGTTTGGTATCTTTTCGTCGCGCCAGCAACGCATACCTATACGATCGCAGTCGAGAATGCCGACAACTTCGACACCGGAGGTCTCTTCGACATAGCGATCTATCAAGGCGATGCTCTGGACGCGGTCACCTATGTGACAGGACTGTCGAAAAGCGGGGCCATTGGCAAAGTAACGTCGTGCTCGCTGTCGGCAACAGAAGGCGAGAGCTACAGGATTTGCGTCACGCAATTCGTGACTGCCGACGCCTTCGGCGGTGCGATCCCGACGTGGGATGTCAATCAAGGCAAGTTCCTGATCGAAGCCATCACCTGAAGTAACGTCTTCTTAGTGTGCAGCCATGATGCTGCGCCATCATGACGAACCTTGTCGCCCTGTCTGCAACCGAGGATCGGCGCTGGAAAGCCGCCAAGCTGACGCGCCCGTTTGACGCGAGCGCGAGGCATCTGGTCGATCCGACGGCCAAGGCGAGGTACAAGGCGGTGTCCTCGCGGACCGGCGTTCCATGGTACGTCATCGCCGTGATCCACATGCGCGAATGCCCGACGCTTCGCGACGGCTCGCCGAGCTTCGACCACTCGCTCGCCCAAGGCGACCGCTGGAACCAGAAATCGATCCATGTCCCGGCCGGCCGCGGCCCCTTCAAGTCGTGGGAGGATTGCGCGGTCGACGCGCTGGTCAATTGCGCGCCCTACGCGGCACGCTGGAAAGACTGGTCGATCGGCGGCATCCTCACCATCCTCGAACAGTACAACGGGCTCGGCTACGCCAACCGCGGCATCGCCTCGCCCTACATTTGGAGCGGGACGGATCAGTATGTGCGCGGCAAGTACGTCGCCGACGGCCGCTTTGATCCCAACGCCGTCGACCAGCAACTCGGCTGTGCCGGCCTCCTGATGGCCATGGCCGTGCTCGATCGCGAGGTGGTCTTCGGCGCCACGCCGGCAAACGACAACACGGCCACCGCCACCACAACGAACAAGCCTGTGGTTGTCGCGCACCCGACGGCCGCGCCACCTCCCTCCATCACCCATCCGGCGCCGGGCTCGCTGGGGGCTTGGGTTGCTTCCGCCCTCGCCGCACTCTTCCGAAAGGCCGCGTAAAACCAACAGGGGCTTACCATGCTTTGGATTTTGCTGATTGCATTGATCGCCTTGGGGCTTGTCTACTTCTTCGTTGTTCGTCCCGTCCTCAAAAACTCGCCGATGTTCTCCGCCGCCTTCGCCGAAGAGGCGAGCATGATCGAGAAAGTCCAAGCCAAGATCACGGGCTGGAAAACCATCATCGCCGCGCGGCTGGTCACGATCGGCGGCCTTGTTGTCGGGCTCTACGATCAGGCGCTCCCCTACATCACCGGGCAGGACTGGACGCCGCTCACCGCAAAGATTCCGGCATGGACGCTGCCGCTGGGGCTGGTCACGATCGGCGTGGTGTTCGAGTGGCTGCGCAAGGTGACGGCTAATCCGCCGGCGGTGGTGGTGCAGAAGGTCGAAGATACGGGAGCACCCGTCGTGGTCGCGGTGCAGCAGCCTCCGAAAGCCTGATAGGTCCGAAATGGGGCTGTTCTCGCTCACGCCCGGCGGCATGATCGGCGATCTCGTCAAGAATGCCTTGACGGGGCCGCTGATCGGCGGCCTCGTCGACGCCTACAAGACGAAGCTGTCATCCGGGACCACGCAAGACCAGATGCTCGCCGATCTCGCCGGCAAGGAGTTGGCGGTGGAGCAGCGCGAGCGGGAACTGGCGGTCCAGCAAAACATTGCCGATGAAGGCCGATGGTGGACCGTAGCGCCCCGGGCTATCGTGCAATGGGCACTCGCGATATTCATCGCCAAGGTCGTAGTCTGGGACATCTGCTTGGGCCTCGGCTCAACCCCGTCGATCCGCGACCCCCTGATTGCCGCTGCGTTCGGCAAAATCATCATTATGTGGTTCGGCGGAAGGACGATCGAGAAGGTCAGCAAGATCATCGCCAACCGCTTTGCGAAATAGGCGGTTTCGGGAATGCCCCGTCAGGGTGAAAACGACCCGCGCAACTACCGAAGGAACGAGGATGTGCCGGTGGTGATTCAGCAGCAGCTAAACGAACTCACCATGACGGTCGGCGGCCTGAAGCAGGCCGTGGAAAACCTCACCACGAATTGGAAGCGGCAGGACGATGCTGCGACCAGCGGGCGCCACGCGCTGCATCAGAAAATCGACGACGTGCGCGAAGATGTCAGCGACTTGGGCAACCGGGTCGACAATCTCGACAGGGCGGTCAAGATCATCGAGCCCTCCATCGCCATCTTCAACGAGGAGAAGCTCCGGGCGGAGGGCGCGCGCGATCTCGGCCGCTGGATATGGGGCGCCTTCCTCGCCGCGGCCGGCTTTGCCGGCTACTGGCTGCACGAATTTTTCACCTACCTATTCCACAAATAGGCCCGCCGGGCACCCACCTCAAACCGTCCCCTCCGAGGAACCGGCAAGAACCCGCCGCAGCCCTCCTGTCGGCGGGTTTTCTTTTGGAGCGCCGGGGCGGTGGCAGCCAGCCGCGCCCGTGCGTTATTTCGGCTTGGGGGGCTGTCTTTGTGTCTGGCTGTTAGGAGGCCTCTGTACGGGCCTCTAATGGCTCCGCCCCGGAAATGCCGCGCCACCAGCAATTGGCGCATTTTCGATCGGTGTCGTTTGACCAGCGGGTCACGGCCGCGCCGCAGCCGTGGCATATGAATTGCTGCATGCCCGGGCGGGTGGCTGGCTGGCGGTAGCTCAACCCTCACCTCGCCCGGGCCGGGCATTCGAGGCCGCTGGGCGAGCCTCGCGCCAAACCATCAATCCACCTTGATCTCTTGAAGCTGCATCGACACGGTCGGGTGCCCCGGCACGTTGGTATCGATGACCAGCGAGAGCAGCACGTCATTGCCGCGCGCTTTGTCGCTCATGGCCAGTTATTCTTCAGCAAGGGTGAACCGCCCGCCGCAGACTCGGCGACATCCGCATCCTTGGTGTGTGAGTCCAGCGGTTGATTGTCAGGATCATTGCTGGCCACCTTGGACGTTTCCTCCGGCTCCGTGTCCACGAAATCGCCTTCGGTCCGCGGCGCGCTGTCCCTACCTGCGACGGGCTTCTCTTCAGCCGGCGGCGCCGGCAAATGCTTCGGTGGCGATGCGATGGCATCACCGACCACGACGGCCTCCTGCGGCGGTCGCTTCAGCTTCGCGACCTGCCGGATCATGCCGAGCATGCCGTCGATGGTGTAGCCTTGCGCGCCGGCGCCACGCCAAAACCCGGTGGCCGGGTAATAGATGAACACGCCGTTCGCGACGGCATAGGCGTCGCCGGCAACGATCCTGTGCTCGACGCCAAGTTCGCGCAGCGTCTTGAGCCGCTCGCCGATCTTCGACCGTGACAAACGCCGGCTCCGGGTATCTTCCTCAGTTTCCATTTTTTGCCGCCTTCCTAAGCTCGGCCTGCTTTTTCTTCAGCCGCTCCTGCAACGCCTCGCGCGCATCGCCACCGGTGTTGCTCTTGTTGCGGAGGCCTTTTTCCTCCGCCCACCGCTTATCCCCACTCTCCACATCCGTGAGGCTGTCAATCCACGCTTCGGCATGTTTGGCATATTCGGCTTCCGTCGTGGGGAGTCCGGCGGGTCCGTTACTGGTCGAGGACGATGCAGACGGGCCCGCCGCCCCTTGCGTCTCAGGTCGGTCGGCGGCCTGAGACGTAGCCTTGTCGGTAGCCTTGGCCTTGTCGGCCTTGTTCGACGGGGTGGCCGGGTCGGCCGTGCTTTGCTCCTGCGGGCGCCCGGCCTCCGACGGTTGCGCGGTTTGTGAGACCCCGTCGGCAGGTTCGCCAGTTTCGAGTACGACACCGTCCTGATCATGCACCGTGCCCTCTGTTTCATGCATGGCACCCCCGGTTTCTTGCACGGGATCGCCCTCATTATGCACGATCGCCTTAGTGGGCTGCGGCGGCAGTTGCGAGGGCAGGCCGGCGAGCACGTCGAGCTTGTTGGCAAGGCCCTGCCGGCGCGCACCTTCCTCGCGCGCCTTGTCGAAGTCATAGAGATTGTCATCGCGCCGGATCAGGTCATCCAAATCGCTCGACGTCGGCAGGTATTTCGAGAGCCGGCGGATGGCGCTCTTGCGCGCCATCTCGCTCCACCACGACACCCATGGCCCAGAATCCTTCGCGCGGCTGACCTCGCGGATTTTTTCCACGTCGCTGGGGGAGAGCGATTCGACCTTCAGCGTACCGTCCTTCAGCTTGGCGAAGGCAACAATGCGCCGAACCACTTCCGTGTCCGGATTTTCGCACGGCTCATAGAGCATGTGCTCGCCGGCGTCATCGATCCATTGCTTATAATTATCACCGCCATAGACCACGAAGGCGCCGATTGAGGCGATCTCGCCGGAGTTGCGCGCCTTCTTCATGATGCCGAACACCATCGGCATCCATTGCGCCTTGTTGATCCAGCGATCCTTGAAGGTGCCGTCATCCTGCCGGACGCGCTCCTTCGACCGGTAGATCACGATCGCGCCCTCGCGGCCGTCCGGCAGCAGGCCGTCCTGCGCGGCCTTCATCGCCGAATTGAACAGCGATCTCCGGTCGGCATGGATCAGGTCGGGATTGTTCTGGATCGCCGTCATCAGCGAGCGCGCAAAGCGCTCGACTGGAATGTGCGTCGGCAGTGCTGCTGCAAACTGCCCGTGCATGTTGTCGATGTCTTTGCGCAACAGCGCGAGCGCGTTCTTTTTATCCGGCTCTTGAGCAATATCGTTCATGATTGAAATCCTTTACTTGACCCCGCGGATCACCCGGAATTGCGACTGACTGCAAAAGGCGCCGTCGAGGTGCTTGCACTTGACGTTGCGGCTTTGCGCCTTGTGGCTGATCCTGCGCCCATCGGCGATTCGGGCGAAGGAGGCGTGGCCCATCTTGTCGCTGATGTGCGCCTTGGTTTCCTTCTCGATCTCTTCGGCCGCGCTCTTGGCGGCGCGGGCCTCGATCAGGCGGTCGAGCACTTCCGGCAATTCGTTGTCGCCCGAAAGGTCAATCTCGCTGCCGTCATCCTTCGGGTAGCGCTTAGCGATGATATCGCCGTCCATCTTGTAGTTCGGCGGGTAGGGCCGCTTGTCTTTGATGCGCTGCCAAAATTCGGCTACGTCGCCTTTCAGCTTCTCATAGAGCGCGTCATGGATCGGTACCTCGATCAGCGGTACACTCAGTGCGCGATCGAGAATGAACGGTCCGACATAGGCCACCTCGGCCCCGACCAGCCGCGCCTCGATCAGGGCTTGGACCACGATCCACAGCGGCGGCTCGATCACGTCATCGACCTCGGTGTCACCAGCCCATACGGTTCTCAGGTCGTAGGGGATCACCGTCTTGATCTGCACGATGCCCTTGCGGCCTTGCTCGTCGACGATCAGCATGTCCGGCGTAGCCCCGATATTGGCCTCGGCGTCGCGATAGTAGTGATTGACCGGATAGGTGATGTCCCACTTCGGATGATCGAGCCGGATCAATTCGGCCGCGACCGGCTCCAACAATCGGCCGCGCCGCATGACAGGCGTGTCCTCGACGTCATCCGATGACAGGCCAGCTTTGTGATTGAACAGCGCAAGCGCGGTGGTCCATGGATGCACGCCCAGCAGCGCGCCGGCAACCGAGGCGGTGACATCCTGCTTGCGCATGGCAAGCCACTCCTCGCGATCAGAAAATGGAATAGCCTCGATCGTCATCGGCGGGTCCTCATGTCAAAATCCTCAAAAATGGTGGCGCCGCGGATCGAGTGCCGGCCGGACTTGATGTAGGCCTTCAGCGCCTTTTCGATATCAGCGCCGGCAAGGAATGGGCGCAGCGCCTCAAGGTCGATGGTGTTGAAATCGACTTCCTTGAACGTCCAGACGGTTTGCAGCCCGGCCGATCCGCCCGACGTCTTGGTGTGCGCCATGCGGGCCGCCGGCGCCACGGCCGCAGCCTCGGCGACCTTGGCATCGACCGCGGCCGCGCCGGCGAAGGCGTCGGCCTTGATCGATTCGACGGCATGGCTCGCGCTGGACTCTTTGGCCAGCTTTGCCCGCGCCTCTTCCGCGGCTTTCTCCGCCTCGCGCGCTTTGGCGCGGGCGGCTTCTGCCTCCGCCTCGCGCCGCGCTCGCTCCGCCGATTGCTTTTTCTTCAGGTAGACAAGTCCGATCGCATCGATCTCTTGCATGCGCGCGATGGCGCGTGCCTGCAATCCGGCCTTGAAGAAAGCTTGAATGGTGCGGTCGGCGGCAAGGATCGGCGCCTTCGCCGTCTCGCGCGCGGCATCGGCTTTCTTCTCAAAGGCGCGAAGATCGTTGATCGACTTGGTGATGATCGCAAGGTCCGCGTCATCCTCGCATACGATGCCGATCTCGACGCTGGTCAGCGCGACAAGCTCGGCCTCAAGGTTGGCATGGTCGCGCGCAAGCTCCTCGGTGGTGATGAGCGGCGGCCGGTTGTCCTTCGGCGTGATGGTGCGATCGGTCAAAACGTCATGTCCTCATGGTCGTCGGCATCTATGAACACCTCGGAAATGTGGACCACCTCCACAACCTGTGCATCATCGGGCTTGATGATCGCGTAGGTCGAAATATCGCTAAAACCCGTGCCGAGAGAATTGAAGGTCAGCACATAGCCGCGATGCCATCCATCGCGGCCGGGACGCCTGAAGCTGCATCTGATCCTCACTCGCTGCTCCTCTCATGGTCCGGCGCCGACGTCGGCCGACTCCAAACCGGGCGCGAGCCGAAGGCTTCTTCGACCATGTCGCCGAAAGCATCCTGCATCAGTTGCATGAACGCCTTTTTCCGCTCCGGAATTTGCGCCAGCGTAAAGCTCAGCGAGCCGAGCGCCACGGCACCCTCCATCGTCTCGGCGCGAGCCCAATAGGCAACCCAGAAATCACCCTCGACGCGGAGGGCTAGGCGGCCGATCGGCTGCTTGTCGAAGATCGTCCTCACAGCGCGACTTTCCTTCCATCCTTTGCTTCATAAACTGCCTTCGCCTCACGCATCGAGGGGAAGCACTGGCCTTTGAGCCATTCGATGAAGGCTCGGTATCCGGGGTGTCCTTTTGCTTCATGGTCCTCCACCGCTTTCCACCAATGCGCCGGGCTCGGCACCTCGAACAGCAGCCCGCCGCAGTGCGGGCAGCACGGCAGATATCATCTGACCGGAGGTGACGCCCATTTCCGGCTTGGTCTTTCCGACCTTCTCGATGCCGTCCCACCACGCACACCGCGCGCCATAGACGATGCGTCCATCCTCGCTCATTGATCCGTCACCTCCACTTGCGGCCAACGATCGGCAGTGACGCGATAGGCGCCCGAAATCTCGCTGATCTGCCGGGCATCCATCCAATTCGCCAAGGCGACCACCTCGCTACCCTTGACATAGGCGAGGTGCCGGCCATCACGATCGCAGACCATGACGGCGTGACGGTCATGCTCGTTGTTGCGCTCGCGGATAAGCCGCATCGGCTCGCCGGGCTTCAGGTTATTGACCGCATCGACGGTCCCGCGAAAACGCATGCCGACCATCGTGTAGAGAGATTTCATCCTCCGAGTCCCCACCATTTGATCTGACACTCGTCACAGAATTGCGCAACGTGGCCATCTTCCTTCGACAGGATCAGCGGAACGTCATCCTCGCCGATGCCGGCAAAGCAGTAGGAGCAGACGGCTGAGCGGACCGAATCGGGCTTGCCCCACGCGACATGCTCCCACTTGAAACCAAGCCTCGGCCGGATGGTGAAGCTCACGCGGTAGCGGCGACCTTCTGCGCCAGCTTGACGAAGTGGGAGCGGACATCCTCGGACATCACCTTGAAGGCGCGGGCGATCGCGATGCCCTCGCGCGTTGCCATGAAATCCTGAAGCTCGATGGCCTCTGGGTCGTTGTGGCGACGGCCGTCAGGCGGCGGCATCAACTCGCTCGGATCGCACTTGAGCGACTGGCCGATCAGCATCAGGGTCGCGGTCGAGACGCGGTTGACGCCCTTTTCGTATTTCTGGATTTGCTGGAACGTGACGCCCAGCGCCGCGCCAAGCTCCTCTTGGCTCATGTCGGCGAAGAGCCGCCGGCTTCGGATTTGCTTTCCGATGTATTCGTCAGCACCATTGACGCTTCGCTTGGGCAAGATGAACCTCCTCGTTTGAAATCGTGCTCGATGTGAGCTTGGACACAGGCGTTAAGGATGAGAAGCTGACGGGTCAGGGCCGACATCCGGCCGTGCAGATGCACAAGGCTGGCCGGCGGCGCGCGTGTCGAGCGCACGCGCTCGATCTCCTGCGTTAAGGTTCCCAAAGCGGAAACCACTTCGCCGATCTCGATTTGCAGGTAGGAGGTACGGAGGAAGAAGTTTTCGCGGACCGTGTTGGTGGCGACCACCTTCAACATCCGCTTCAACACGTCGCCCATATCCGCCTCCCCATCAGGTTGCACAATGGGAAACATGGGATTGATCCCTAGTCAAGCGCAATGTGGTGAACGGGGAAAATTTTGCACTTCCGTGTTTGTACCGGTTGACAGCGGGATATTTCCCGTAGCTCTTATGTCGCCATGGGTCGCATGGCTTCGATGGATCAGTTTTTCAGGTTGGTGGAGCGCTTCGCGGAAGCGAAGGGCATCACCGAAAGCACCGCCTCCGTTCACCTTTTCAACGACGGCAAGCGGCTGCGGTTGCTTCGCGAGGGCGGCGACCTTGGCGTCCGCAAGATGGAGGACGCGATCCAGTATTTGAGTGACCACTGGCCGGAGGGAACCGGCTGGCCGCGCGAGATCAAGCGGCCCGACAAGGCGGCGTAAGGCGTACCGGCCGCCGGGGGAGACTGCGGCAAGTTTTTTCGATTTTGGAATTGGTTGGAGCCGCGCGGTCTCCGATGCCGGTCGCGCGCGGCTTGGGAAGGGGAAACGTGGCAGTCGTGCAAGCACCGTCCGAGTGGACGGATGATCGCGTTGAGACTCTGAAATCGATGCGCGCCACCGGCTGTTCGGCCGGCGAGATCATGATCGCGCTCAACCGCGACACCGGCTCGGAGTTCACGCGCTCCGCCGTGCTCGGCAAGATCGCGCGGCTTAAGCTCCCGCTCTCCGCCGATGCCGGCATCAAGCACGTCAACCGTGACCTAAAGCGGGCGCCCAAGCGGCGCACTCCGGCCGCGCCCGGGACGATTGAGAGTCCTCCGATCGCACCCGAGCCCAAGAAATTCTTCGTGCGCGAGGTGGCTGGCTTCTCAGCCGAGCGCTGCGAATACGAGACAACGTGCAAAGAGCCGCCCATCAAGGGGCGGTTCTTTTGCGCCATCCATTGCGCCATCGTCTACACGCCGGCGAAGAAGCCGAACGCCACGTCATACGATGCGCCACGCCCGCACTATCGCCCACCCACAAGGAGATGATCATGGCGACCGACGACGGCAAAGCTACGGGACCACAACTGTCGAACGAGATGAGCGACGACCAGCGCGCCAAGCTGACGTTCCAGCTTCGCGACAAGTATCTGGTCGCGCTGGATGCGAAGAAGAGGGCGGATAACGCGCTGAAGCTGCTCGGCAAGGAAATCAAGGCCGACCTCGGCAAGGGCGGCTTGCAGGACATCAAGGACATGATCCGCCTGTCCGAGCCGGAGGGCGAGGAGGCCCTGCGCGAGGAGATGGAGCGCCGCGTGCGCGTCATGCGCTGGCTCGCCATCCCGATCGGCGCACAGGCTGATCTGTTTCCGAAGGACGATCGCCGGCCCATCACCGAGCGCGCCTTTGCGGAAGGCAAGAAAAGTGGCCTTGCCGGCGAGACGTTCCGCAATCCCTACCACCAAACCAACGATGGCCATAAGGCCTATGAGAAGGGCTGGCAGGAAGGCCAATCCGTCATCCTCGCCAAGATGGCTCCGCTCGACACGGCGGCAGCCGCCGACAGTCTGGCGAACTAAGCCATGCTGGAACGCGGCGAAGTCCTCGGCATCGATCCGAACACCAACACCGGCTTTGCCTATGGCATCGCCGGCGAGGTGCCGCGGCTCTGGTCGATCGACTTCCGCCGTGATGGCGATCTGCATGACTACTACGGCAACCTCTTGGCCTATGCGGCGGCCTTCCTTCGCGACAACCCGGTCAAGCTGATCGGGATCGAGGAGCCGCTCGCGCCGTCCGGCATGGGTGGCCGCTCGAACCACGACACCACAATGGTGACGATCGGGAGCTTCGCGATCTGGATCGGCATCGCGAAGGCCAAGAAAATTCCCTACCAGCCGGTCCGCGTCGAGACGTGGCGCAAGCACTTCATCGGCGTGGGCAGGCTTGCGCACATCAAGAGCGCCAGCGAGCGGCGCAAGGAAGGCAAGAGACTGGTCGAGCACCGATGCAAGCTGCTCGGCTGGAAGGCCCCGGACGATAACGCAGCCGACGCCGGAGGCATTTGGGACTGGGCCGGCGCGTCATTCATGAGCGTCCGGCCCGATCGGCTGCAATTGTTTGGGGCCTGAAATGGAGCATTGCTATGACGACCGTTAATCTAGGGGAAGTTGCGGTGTCTCTCCTCGCTGCGCAGAGCCAGCTTGAAGACACATCGCGCAAGCTGCGGCGTGTTTGCATCACCGTCGGGCTATCGGGCATGGGCACCGAGCTTGCCGTCGAGGCGGCCGAGCAAGACGTCGTCAACGTCAAGGTTGCATTCGAATTGATGAAGCGTATCTCGCGCCATGAAAAGAAAATCCTCACGTACCTCGCGAAGTGCGAGCGCGAGCCGGTCAGTCTGCTCGACAGGGCCATCATTCCCATGAGGGCCGTTGCCGCGCTACTCTAACCTCATTGCGTGGCTGTGGCGTACCCATCTGCATTCCTAGACGACCTGCGCGCCCGACTGCCCGTCTCCGAGGTGGTCGGGCGAACGGTGGAGCTTAAGCGCAAGGGCTCGGAATTTGTCGGGCTTTCGCCGTTCCAGCAGGAGCGCTCGCCCTCGTTTACCGTCAACGACAACAAGGCGCTGTGGAAGGATTTTTCCAGCGGCAAGGGCGGCGACATCTTCGCCTTTTGCATGGAAGCGCTCGGCATGGACTTCCCGGCCGCGGTGGAGGAATGCGCCAAGCTCGCCGGCGTCTCTCTGCCGGGCGAGACGAACGGCGCGAGGCCGCCGGCGCAGTCGAAAAAGTCGACATCACCGAAAGCACAAAAGCCGGAAGAAGGTCCGCCGGATAACGATCCACCGTTCGATCCAGATGCCTACGACAATTCTGGACGCAGCGAGCCGGGCGGCCCCGTGCAGCGGACCAAGCGCGAGATCACGCGGACCTATGACTATACCGACCCGGGCGGCGCGCTGATCTATCAGGTGTGCCGGGTCGAGTGGCAGGAGGACGGCAAGCGCAAAAAGACGTTCATGCAGCGCCGGCCGGGGCCTGATGGCTCATGGATATGGGGGCTGTCCCCGGGCGAGTTTCTCAAGTCCCGCGATGGCGACTGGTATCAGGCCACAAAAGAACGAATCGCGAAATGGAAGGGGGCCGAATCAAGAACATTCCCGGTCGGGGCCGAGCACGGGCTCTACCGACTGGTCGAGTTGCGCGAGGCTGGCGACGATGACGTCGTCTACCTTCCGGAAGGGGAGAAGGACGTCAATACCCTGATCGACGTCATGGGGCTGGTCGCGACCACCAACAGCGGCGGCGCCAAAAATTGGCGCGCCGACCATGCCGAGTTCTTCCGGGGCCGCGACGTCGTCATCCTCTGCGACAACGACCAGCCGGGCCACGACCGTGCCGATCTGGTCGCAAACACGCTGCGCGGCATCGCGCGGCGCATCCGCGTCACCGACTTCCTGCCGCTCTGGCCAGAGGCGCCCAAGGGCGCCGACGTCACCGATTGGGTGCGCGACCGCGAGGGCAACGCTGGCGAGCTACAGGCCTTCGTCGACACCATCGCCGATTGGAAGCCGGCTCCATTCGAATCGAAGTTTGGCGGCATCCCGTTCGAAAAGCTCGACGAGCCCGGCGAGGAGCATGAGCACCTGATCGACGGCATCCTGACCGTCGGCGACAAGTCGATCATCGGGGGCGCCTCGCGCTCCGGCAAGAGCTTCCTTGCGATCGATGCATGCATGTCGATCGCCACGGGCCAAGAGTTCTTCGGCCACAAGGTCATGCGGCCGGGGCTGGCGGTGTATCAGGCCGGCGAGGGCGGGCGCGGCATCAAAAAGCGTTTCCGCGCATGGCGCCAGTACCATCGCCTCGATCCGGCCGCGCGCATCCCCGTCTACATCCTGCCGGCGCGCATCGACATCCACTCGGCCGATGGCGACACCGCCAAGCTGATCGAGGAGTTGCACGGCATCGAGCGCATGTATGGCATGCCCATCGTCGCCTTCTTCATCGACACGCTGGCCAAGGCCTCTGGCGTTGCTGATGAAAATTCAGGGAAGGACATGGGCATCGTCATGGGCAATGTCGACAAGATCAGTGAGGCCTTCCCGCGCACGCACGTCTGCTTGGTCCACCACATGAACGCCGGCGGCACCAAGCTTCGTGGCCACACCTCGGTGCATGCCGGCGTGGATCAGGTCATCCTCGTGACGCGAGATGAGGAAAACCCGCGGCTGCGCACTGCGGTGCTCGACAAGCAAAAGGATGAGGAGGACGGCGCCAAAATCTATTTCGAGCTTCCGCAGATTACGATCGGCTACCGCGCGATCGACGGCAACCCGATCACCTCCTGCGTGCCGGTGCCAACCGGCACGGACGTAAGCTTCAGGCAATCCGGCAAGCCGAATGTCGAACGATCGAAGATGAGCGACACCAACGCGCTGATCTTCCAATCGCTGAAGGACGCCCTCGTCGAGGACGGCATTCCAGCCCCGCCCGCGCTGAAGCTGCCCCGCGTCATCACTACCGTGGTCCACGTCAAGCACTGGCGCAGCCGGTACAAGGCAGTCGCCTCCGACGTCGACATCACCGACAACGCTGCCAACCAGCAAATGAAGCGAGCCTCCGAAAAGCTGCTGCGGCTTAAGCTGATTGGAAGGATCAACCCCTATGTTTGGCTGACCGGGCGGGGTTCCTTCACCAAAGCATCCGACATTGTCGAGCCGAATGCGGAAGGAGACACGACGCCGGAACAAGGCGAGTTCCCCGAGACGTAAAAGTGACAGGTCGCGCAAAATGGCCTGTCGCTTTTGGCGAAGGTGACAAGCCATAGACGTCTTCTAAGTATTTGATACTACTGGTAGACCCAGAAAAAAGTGACAGCTTTTTCGGGCTGTCACTTTTGACCTGTCACTTTGTCACTTTTTTCGTCATTCGGCCGCGAAAAGCCGCCGCTTGATCGCGGCGCAAAAGGCGTCCCGAACCTCCCGGCTGGCATCGCGATCGAGCACGTTGAGCATCCACTCCACATTGCTGGCGACCGGTCCGGTGGGGCCGTCCGGGCTCTTCTCCGCCCGGCGGATCGTATCGGCGCCGTTATTGACCAGCGTCGTGCCGGCGTCCGGGTGGTTGGACCGATCGGACCGCAGCCGGAAGCCGGTCAGGCCGCAGAGCTTGGCCATCTCGGCATGGGTGAAGGCCCGGCCGATCACGGCCCGGCCGATGTCGTGTCTGGCGTCGCCCAGTTCTTCGCCGGTCATTCGTCTTTGGCCCTCTGGATCGTATCGAGCAGGAAGTGCATGACGCCTCCCGCCTTGACCGCGTTAGCGAACAAGGCCGGATCGAGCGCCGGGAAGTTGTCGCGGAACGGCATGGTGGATTTTTCCAGCACGGTTGCAGCCGTGATGCATTCCTGCGCAAGGTCGCGGTAGATCGTCGCCAACTCCCGCGCGGCTTGGTGGAGGTGATGCCTAGTCACGTATGGCATTTTCGATCTCCTCGTGAGCCACGATCGATTTCCAGCGCCGCACAAATTCGGCGAGCCAGAGCCGCTGCGCCGGCGAGAGTGCGGGATCGTCGACATGCTTGTCGGCAGCGCCGAGCTTGAGCCCGTTCACAAGGTTGAACGTCTGATACTCGGAAATCAGGATGGCGAAGGTCAGCGCGTTGTCGGCGGCATAGTCGATCGCCTCGGCGAGCGTGTCGAACACCAAGAGCCCGTCGCCGACTGCGACCATGTCGCCGAAGCTGGTCGGCGCATGGCGAAGCTGATGGCCGGCAATCGCCGGGTATTCCGGAAAGCCGCTCATGGCCGAAGCTCCGGTGGTGGCGGCTCCGGCCATTGCCAGAGCTTCACGCCGTTGCGATGCGCCTTCGGTCGCATGATCTCGCCGGCATCGATCGCGGCCTCGACGTCATTCTTGCCGAGATACCATCGGACGTCGGGAATTTGCGACTTCAGCACGTCGACGGTGTCGCCGCGCTCGTCGTAGCCGTAGAGCACGCATGGCCCGGCGATCAGCCGGTGGCCGATCGAAAAGTAGCTCTGCTCCTCCGCCGGCACGAACAGCCCAAACTCATAGACGACATAGGCGAGCGAGCGGGACAGCGTGCCATGGTCGACCGCGTTGGGCTTGAGCCCAGCCATCTCCTCGGCCAGTACAAGCTCCTTCGCATCGACCGTCTCGATGGTGCGCTCCTTCGGTTTGACAATCACGAATTTCAAGATTGCATCCTCCTTTTCGATTTGGCCTTGTAGCGCGCCCATCTGAGCGCGCCTTCGTAGTCCGCAGTCTCAAGCGGGCTGTCATCAAGCGAGCCGGCAAGGCGTGCTTGCAGCGCCTCCTCGATCGCCAAGAGCCGCCGCTTTGAAAGCGACGGCCCACGATTCGGCTTGGTATCCTCGCTCAAAACTGCGGCTCCTCTTCTTCCGGCACGTCACGCGCGGCGATCATCGCGTCCGCCATGCCGTAGCAGGCGACCGCGATGGCGTGCGGGTTGATCGGCGTGTTGAAATTTGTCGCCGCGCAAAAGCCTTGCAGCGCGGCGGCGGCAAAGTAGTCGCGTAGCAGCATGCCGCGGTCACCCATCGGCGTGCCGTCGACGGCGGTCCATGTGAGCGGGAACGTATAAGGCCCATCAGCCATTGGCCACCTCCTCGCGCGCTGCAAACCTCGGCACAAAGCAGTTCTCGTATTCGAGCGTCATCGAGTTGAAGTGGCGCTCGATGCCGAAGATGTCGTGGAAAAAATTCATGTCATCCGCGGCGAGCAAATCGTCGAGCCGCAGCGGCATCATGACGTGAGCCATCACCAATTCGGCGCGGACGTTTTGCATCGGGCGCCGATCGGGAAACGCCAGTTCGACGCGCTCCGCGATCTTGATGATGGTGTCGATCTCCGTGCGGGAGATAGGGCGCTTCTTCATCGCCGCGCCTCCCGCTCTTTCTCTCGCGCCGCGTAGCGATCCTCCACTTCCTTGCGGAAGCGATCGAAGGCGGCGAGCACTTGCGGGATTTCGAGGTAGACCCAATGATCGCCGTTCTCGCGCCGCGCGCGCAGCTTGTAGCCGAACCCGTCGAATGAGGCGTAGAGCCCATCGCCGAGGTATTCTTCCTTTGGCATGTTGCACCTCGTAAAAACCGGCGCGGCGGAATTGCCGCGCCGTCTCGTTTATCTTCAGGCCGCTGCGTCCAAGATCGTGCCGGCAACGATCTCCTGCGCCAGCCGGTCATCGGTGTTGAGCATGGCCCGCGCGTTGGCGGTAATGGCTTGTGCCATGTCCCACGCCGAGCGCGGCGGAGTGCCTTCCTCCTTCTCGCCTTGCTCCAAGATCGCCTTGGCGCGCGAGAGCGAGAACTTGCGCGCGGTCAGGAAGGCAACCGCCTCCTCCTGATTGGTGGCGACCTTGGCCTCCTTCGCGGCCTTGACGCCGTCGATCAGCTTTTGCTGTGAGCCGTCGGCGTAGGCCTTCAGCGCCGGCTGGGCCTGCTGCAACCACCGATCGGGCGCGAGCCGGGTGTGCGCGATCCTGATCTCTTGGAAGCCTTCGACGCCCCAGAGGTTGCGGTTCATGCACACCCCACGCAGGTAGAACGCGGCGAGCTTCAGCGAGCGCGAGCCGACTTCCGAGTTTTGCACGAAGAAGCCCCGGAAGATCAGGTCCGGCTCGCCGCTCTTCAGCTTGCCGATCTCGATCGGGTTGCGATCGTCGACAAGGAACATGAACACGTCGCGGTCGGAGGCGTAGAGCGTGGTCGAGTCCTTGGTCACCGGCGCGTTGGGATCGTAGAGGTTGGTCGACCAGTCGAGCACGCCGGGAATTTTCCAGCGCATCTCGCCGCGGCCACTGCCGGCGACCTGCCGCACCGCCTCGACCACCTCGTAATCGGGGATGCGGCCGTAGTCCGGACCGGTCGCGGCATACAGTTCCTCCGATCCGCCGTAGAGCTTGATCTCCTCGATCTCGCGCGCGTGCTTCAAGCGCCACGACAGGACGTCCGCAACCAGCGGCGAGGGTAGTTCACGCAGGAAGGAAGCCGGCGACTTTGCAAGGCCGGCCATCTGGCCGAAGGCCCAATTCGTCGGTGCAACCTCGCGCGCATCGATCCGCGCGCCGGTATCGACCTTGACCCCGACCGTCAGCTTGTGAAGGTCGGCCGGCGAATTGATCTCAGGCGTGATCAACTCGAAGTCGTCGGTCTTGGCCCGGGTGGTGAAGGAGCCCTCGTAGAAATTGCGCTTGAAGTCGTGAAGGTCATTCAGCGACAGGAAGCGCTGGTCGGCAGGGCGCGCCATCCACTGCATCGAAACCTCGCCGTTATGGCCGCCGCGACTGGGGTCGACGCGGAAGGGGGCCGTGGTGGTTTCGTTGGCTTGGGTGGTCGTGATTGCGTTCATTCAGTTCACTCCTCGGGTTGTGAAGCATGATTGCTTCGTGCTGCGGCGACATGCGCCGCAGGTCGAAACATCAGTCCTCCTCGATCTGCTCATCGGCCGCGTAGTTCGGATTGGTCAGCACTTCGGGGCGGTAGCGCGAGAGCTTCTCGCGCTCGCACTTGGCGCAGACGCGGGTAAGCTCGATGCCGCGTGCATCATAAGCCCACCACGATTCGCGGCCGGAGCCGCAGGGGCACAGTCGGATTTTGTAGCTCACGCTCGCCTCCTAAACTCGATGTCGCCGGCGAGCACCTCTTCCCGCGCGGCAATCCATTCCACCATGTCGCCAAGCGTGCGCTTCAGCGCCAAGCATCCAAAGCCGTCCCGATCCCACCGCCATCGGCTGCCGCGTTTCGACACGGTGCCCATTGGCTTGCCGAGCACGAAGACGTCATAGCTCATGCACTGATCTCCCTGACCTCTGGCACACCCTTGCGCCACTTCACCGAGCAGACGATGGTTTCACCGCCGGCTTTCACCACGTAGCTGTCACCGCGCGACTTGCGGACATAGTCAGCCGGCAGGTTGCCGGCTTTCATGAACGCGCGGCCGATCTCGAATGCATCGCTCGAAATCGACGTCGCAATGTAGGGGCAGCGCGCGTCAGGCTCGGCGAAGTAGCCCTCCAAGAATCGATCAGTCACAACCGTTGCCATCACTTCCTCGCTTTCACCTTGGCCGGCGCCAGCTTCGGGCGCCCGGCCAGCCATGACGCGGCGAGCACGACCACCGCGCCGATCCACACCGCGGCGCCCATCACGCGGCCACCGCGTAGAGCGCCGGCCGCGCCGCTTCAGCCGCGGCTTCCTCGCGCTTCCGCTTCTCCGCCATCACGGCGAGGTAGGCGGCTTCCACGTAGGCCGCGCGGCCGGGCTTGGCCCATGAGGCTTCAAGGGCGCCGGACAGGGCATGGGAGTGGCTGGCGCGGATCGCGGCGAGCACCTTGGCGCCAGACGGGGCAGGCTCCGGGCGGGCCAGCGGCGCCGGCAGCATGGCGCGGTGCTTGGCGAGCACCGCCTTGATGACGGCGGCACCGTAGGCCTTGCGTTCGGACACCGGCATTTCGGCAACCGACCCGGCCTTGGTGGCGAGGCGGCGAAACTTCTCAACCGAGGCGCCCATGGCGCGGTACTCGGCCGGCATTTCCCGTTCAGACTTTTCGGGGGATTTGGCCATTTCGATCTCCATCAAAGGCGGGGCGAAGCCCCTTGGCACAGTCAAAAGCTACGACGTGGCGTCGCAGATTGCAAGCGGAATAGATACGCCATTATGTCGCACCTGATTCCCTGATCTTGCGGTTGATCTCGGCAAGGTATTCGCCGATCGGAACCGCCTCATATTTCGCGGTATTCAGGGCTTCCACCACGCGGCGGTTGAACGTCTCGAATAGGACCGTTCCGGTCGCTTTTTCTCGCACTACCCAGCTTGCGCATGTTCGCATGTTTAGCTCCCGACAGTAGTCGAACGCGCTGCACGCGGTCGGCGATCGGCACTGTTCCTTCAGGCAGGACGGGCGCGTCATCGTCGCTCCCTGATTGGCAGGCTGTAGACGTAATTCGCCTTGGTCCGCCACCACCCGCCGCAGGC